GTGATTTACCAACCGATGAAGACCTCATGGCGAACGTTCCTTCAACCATTATGCGTGTCGTTGAAGACCAACCGTTTGTGGAACGTATATCGCCCTTTGATGTGTTTGTTGACCCAGCAGCTACTTGCATGGAAGACGCTAAATGGATCGCACAAAGAATTGTGCGTCCATTAGAAGAAGCTCAAGCAGATCCAAGGTATAAACCTTCTGCGAGGAAACGTCTTTCAGCCGATGGCGGATACAACAGTGTTGATGGCTACGATTATGAAGATAATCGGAACCAATTCCTAGGTGATCAAGTAACTATCTGGGAGTACTACGATATTTCCGCTAATACGTTAGCTGTGTATGCAGAAAACTCTTCTGAGTTTCTTATTGACCCTCTCGCCATGCCTTATCCGTATGGACAGCCGTTCGTAATGCTTCGCAATTACGACGTTCCCGACCGTTTCTATCCAATCGGTGATTTAGAATCAATCGAGTCGTTGCAACTTGAGTTAGATAAAACTCGTTCGCAACTTATGAACGACAGAAAACGGTATGCGAGAAAATATCTCTACCATGAACGCTCTTTCGGTCCTGAAGGCAGAGAAGCCCTCGAATCCGACGAGGATGGTCGGTTGGTCCCCGTTGTGGACGAAAACAAGCCGCTTCAGGACGTTGTTGTTCCGATGCCTCAAGTCCCCGTGAGTCCAGAGATTTACAACTATTCAAATATTATTGAAAACGACATTAATACAGTCAGCGGCATATCTGAATATGCCCGTGGTGCTATGCCTGAAATACGGCGTACTGCTACAGAAGCCAGCATTATTGCAGATGCTCAAAATGCTAGGGCTGCGGACAAATTAGCGATTGTTGAAATAGCAATTTCGGCAGTCGCTCGTCGTGTGATTCAACTCATGCAACAGTTCATGACTGGTGAACACATGGCTCGGGTTTCAGGTAAAGGACAAGATCTCTTTATTGAATATTCCCGTGAAGACATCATAGGGGAATACGATTTTTCAGTTCAGGCAGGCTCAACTCAGCCTATGAACGACACCATTCGGAAGCAGCAGGCAATCAGTTTGATGAATGCTGTGGCCCCACTTGTGGGAACGGTTATCGACCCCCAAGCGCTCGCTGTTCATGTGTTGGAATCAGGTTTCGGGATCAAAGACCCCGAAAAGTTCCTGATTCAACAACCAGATCAGCAAACAATGACGGAAGAAGAACAACTTCCGCCAGAAGACCCTGCTGCGGCAGGTATGCCTCCCATGATGGGGGGAGCACCTATGCCTCCAGCAGAAGGAGGCGCTTTTGCGCCGACTGGTGGAGTCCCACCAGAGCTTCTAGCCCAGTTGCAAGGACAAATGGGAATGGAACTCCCTGCTTTGTAAATGGGACACGGCTATATTCTTATAGGAGCAACTCATTGAAGACTCCTAGGAGGGGCTAGTGCCCGAAGAAACAGAAGTTATGACGGAATCCACAGAACCTGTGGACAATCTTGAAGCTTCAGACCATATTGAAGTTGATGAAGGACCTGCTGTAGACGAGCCAATGTACACCGTAAAGGTGGACGGCGAGGAAATGCAGATACCCGAAAGTGAACTTTTGAACGGATATCAGCGTCAAGCGGATTACACCCGTAAAACGCAGGAGATATCTGCAGAACGTGAACGCTTGCAACAAGCCGAAGCGATTGTATCCGCTTTAGAATCAAACCCAGAAGAAACATTAAAGGTTTTAGCTAGATCTTTTGATTTGGACACTCCTTCTGTTACCGCAGAGGAACCCGATGTGTGGGAAGAGGAAGACCCCACAGCTAAAAGATTGGCTCATCTAGAGCAGAAAATCGAAAAGCAAGAAGCAGCAGCACGTCAAACCGCTATAGAAAACGAGGTCCAAAAGCTGCAAGAGAGGTACGGAGAATTTGATTCTCGCGAACTTCTCAACCATGCGTTAAAGAATCAAATACCTAATCTTGAAGCGGCATACGCCCACTGGCAATTTAACGACGTTAAAACAACAGCGGACAAACTGCAGAAAGAACAGGAAATTATGAATCAGAAACGTGAGGCGGCTGTTGTTACTCCAGGTGGGTCAACCCAATCGGGAACCCAACCAAAGCCTGAAGGTAAGGCTGGCAGTATCAGGGAAGCGTTTGAATTGGCAAAAAAGCAATTAAGCACTTAACCTTTTAGGAGAAATAACAAATGGCTGGGAACAGCAATTTCGATGAGATTCTGACTACGACTCTCAATAACTACGTCCCTAAGCTGGTTGACAATATTTTCAGTGCCCGTCCGCTCTTCTATGCGTTGACAAACTCGTCAACAATGCGAACAGTTTCGGGTGGTGCAAAGATCGTTGTACCAGTTATCTATGGCGTGAATGACACCGCTGGTTCGTACAGCGGCACCGACACTATTTCCACGACTGCTCAGACAGGCATCTCGGCTGCTGAATACGACTGGGGACAGTACGCTGCCACCGTAACAATCAACGGCATGGAAGAAGCCAAAAACAACGGCGAAGCTCAAATCATTGACCTTCTCGAAGGCAAAATCTTCCAAACGCAAGAAACCATCATCGAGAACATGAACACCATGTTCCACGCAGACGGCACTGGCAATAGCGGCAAAGACTGGGAAGGCATCGCTCACATTGTCGATGGCTCAACTCTTACCGCTAACACACTTGGCGGAATTGACCCAAGTGCTGCAGCCAGCGTTAATGAATGGTGGACTTCCAGCGAAACTGCAGTCGGTGGCGCACTAACCACTGCTGCAATGGCAACCATGTACAACAACGTTTCAGTTGGAAATGATCAACCAACGATCATTCTTACGACTCAAACGCTTTATGAGAAGTATGAAACCCTTCTTACGTCAAACATTCGGTATACAGATACCGACATGGCAGACGCTGGGTTCCAGAACCTCATGTTCAAGGGTGCGCCCGTAACATTTGATGGTGCTAACGCTTCAGGAGTTGTTTACTTCCTGAACACCAAGTACCTCCAACTGGTACGGCACTCGGATGTTTGGTTTAAGCCAACTCCGTTCGTGCGTCCTACAAACCAGGATGCTGTGTTCTCACAGATCCTTTGCTATGGACAGCTAACCTGCTCCAACCGTGGGCGACAAGGTAAGCTAACAGGCGCAACTGCCTAATAGCTCCACAATGATGGGGTGAGGGCGCTTTGCCCTCACCCCATCCAGTATTCTGAGGATTTATGGGTAGAGAACTAGCAATAGGGTACGGAACAAACCGAAGAGCATACGGAGATCCAGGCGAAGGTTATTCGCAGCCTGTTTCCCGTGATCGATACTTTGGTGGGCGAAACGTGAGAACAGTTCACGCTGATCTTCCACATGAAGAACCACAATCTTCTTGTTCTGCTACTACGAAAGCTGGTGAACCCTGCAAAGCTCGGCCCCCTGAGGGGCAGAGCTTATGCTCTTTCCATAAGGAGTAGCGGTGAACATAGGCGACATGCGTGCTTACATCAGAAGCATTGTTGAAATTGACAGCAGTGATATCTCTGATGACATATTGAACCGCTTCTTAGGGGAAGGCTACGATCAAGTTGTTTACAGTGAAAAACGCTGGCCTTGGTATGAAGTTTCCACCACATTTGACACAGTTTCTTCTACCTCTGACTACACACTTGCTACCGTTGGTGCCTCTGTTACTAATGGGCTAAGAGAAGTTCAAGCGATTCGCACAGACGACCATGTGCTCACATTCTTAGGTCGAGATGACGGTGACATTGTTTACCCATTGAACTCGGCAAGCACAGGGGATGTTTACTACTGGAGTTTTTGGGCTGACAGCGTAAGGTTGTATCCAACTCCATCTTCTGCTCAAACGTTATATGTGAGAGGATACAAAAACCCTTCAGCGTTTGGAGCAGGGTCTTTAGATTCAGTATCTCCTTCTGACTTTCCTGAACCTTTCCATGTTGTTATTGCGACATATGGCATTAGTCGTGCATATGAGCAGCAAGAAGATTTAGATATGGCTGCTTCGTACATGAACAGCTTTATGAGAGAGTTAGATAACTTGCGAGCACGTCACTTAGATGTGCCTGCTCCACAACCTCTTGTTTTGAATAACAGAAATGCTTCTAGATGGCGTTCGCAGAGCGCTATGCCTGACCGACTCCGATATAGCTGGGAGTAAGCATGTCGAAACGGTCTGGCTTCAAACTTGAAATGCTAGAAGACTTTAGTGGCGGCTTGAACTTGCGTTCCGACCAATTCAATTTAGCTCCTAATGAAAGCCCTGAAATGTTAAACGTTGATGTTGACCCTCGGGGCGGCATCAAAATGCGTTTAGGTGTCGTAAAAAGAAATACCACTGCGCTGCAAGGCAACGTTACTGGTTTAGGGCAGTTCACCCCAGATGGGGGAACAGCCCGAGTTATTTGTTCATATGGAACCACTGTCGCAGAATCAGCAAATGGTGGTTCTGGGGATTTCACAACGTTAAATGGTGTTTCTGTTACTGATGGTGACCGTTTGTATGGTCAAACAACAAACAACAAATTTTATGGAGTGTCTGGTGACGCTGCTTCGTTTGTTTATGACGGCACTACTGCTTCAAACCTTGCGTCGAACATTAATGGTTCAGCAGGAAACTACCCGATAGCGAAGTACACCTGTCATTGGAATAACTTTGCGTGGGTAGGTCACACTAAAGAAAGCGGCACCGAATATAAGAATCGTGTGCGCTGGTCAAAGATCGATGATCCAGAGTCATGGCAAGACTATGACTATATAGATGTGAATGCTGGGGAACGAGGCGACATAGTGTCAGCTTTAGTTCCTTACGCTGATCGACTGCTTATATTCAAAACCAACAGCGTGCATGCGTTATTTGGCAACAGTACTGAATCGTTTCAGATGGTGCCTTTAAGTCAAGATGTTGGTTCTGTATCTATGTCGTCGCCAGTGTCTACTCCGTATGGCGTGTTCTTTTGGTATGACCGTCAAGGAGTTTGGGTATACAACGGGGAAAGGTTTGTGTGGGTTTTCGAGAAGTTGCAGCCAGCCATTGATGATGGCAGGTTGCAATTTACTAATCCTCCGCAACTGACTTGGTATCAAAATCGTTTGTATGTTTCTGTTGATTGGTCTGATACTTCTGAGCTTCTTACGACTCGTCGTGTTCTTGTTTATGATCCAACTCTTGGTTCTGGTGGGGCTTGGACTATGACAGATATTGATGCAAACGTGATGATGACGTTTGCTCCACCTAATGATCAACAAACTCTTTTAGGTGCTTGTTTAATTAATGCAGGTCGTGTTATTGAAATGGAGCAAGAACGTCAAAGCGATTTTTATGGGACTGAAACTTCTCATATAACTAGTTTTTATACGACTAGTTGGTTGGTGGGTAAGAATCCTATTGTTCGTAAACGTTGGGGGAAGCCTCGTATTGTTACGTCGTCTGATTCGACTGTTGCTTTAACCGCAAAGTTGTATGTGGATTACGATGGGGCTACGACAAAGAAGTCTATGCCGTTTGGTGTTCAAACAAGTGGTGCGGTTTCTTCGACTTGGGCTTCTGGGCCTGGGCCTACTGGTGGTACAGGTGTTTGGGATTCTGGTGTTTGGGCTGGTGAGCCGAACACAAACATTACTCAAATTGAACGTTTGCCTACACTTGGGACAGCGAAGGCTATACAAATGAAGGTCGAAGGTCCCATTAATGATGAGGCTTGGGAAGTAAACGCTATGGCATTTACTTATCTACATAGGAGATTGCGTTAATGGCAACTTTTACTGCACCGAATGTAGCTGTGGCAGGTAACGCTATTGTTGCTAGTGAGCACAACACTAACTGGACGTATTTGAAGAACTGGTTAGAAGGTGTTCCTGGGCAAACAGCTACTTATCCTGGGGTAATTCAGGGTGCTGGTGGAACAATTAGTGGTGATCTTGCTGTTAATGGTGCTCTCACAGCAGGTTCTTATAGTTCAACTGGAACTTTGTCCAGCACAGGAACTGTTTCTCTTGGGGCGACAGATCATCTGTATTTGAATAGCACTCAACATAGCGTTATTGGTTTGAGCACTGGTACTGATATTAATGCTCAGACTGCTGGGAGTTTCTTAAAAGACTTAAACTACCGAGCGAACTTCACGAGTGCTGGTCCTGGCAATAACACGCATCAGCTTTCTTATGGTTCAGATATAGCTAGCGGTGCTTATGCTGGCAACTATTTGTCTGAGAGTCACCGTTATTCGGTGTACTCTCGTCGTGCTGGGGAAGGGTACACAGGGCCATATGATGGCCGTCCTGCTTCCGAATATCGTTTAGTTATTAATGGTTCTATGGCAATCCGTGGAGACATTATTGGCTACACGGGATACAACGAAAGCGTGCCTGGAACTTCAAGTGATTATTTGCTTGGTGAAGGTACACGCTTAAATGTGAACTGGGCGAATATCTATTCCAACATTGATTGTGGTGGAGAGATTCGTGTGGGTAGCCGTTTCCAAACTGCGACGTTGTATTTCGGTGATGAGTACAGCCTTAATCAAGATTACATTCAGTGGAAAGACAATCTTCCTACTACGAATCTTCCTGGGTTTCAGTTTGTTCATAACGATACTGCTCATTTGACGATTGCAGAATCTTCAGGCAATTTGGATTTGCGTGCGGCGGCTGGTTGGCCGACGCTTGCATCAACGACAAGTGCTGGTATCACAACGACTGGTTCTAACCAGTTGGGGATTGTTTCTTCTTCGGAACGATACAAAGAAGATATTACTGATGTTGATTTAGCTGCTGCTAAAACAAAGATTGCGGCATTAACTCCACGAACATTCAAGTGGGATGCTGCTGTTTCTACAGCTTCGGGAATTGATTATCAGAATCAAACTCCTGAAACTGGGTTTATTGCTGAAGAAGTTGCGGCTGTGGCTCCTGATTGGGTTTCTTATGACTCGACTGATTTGCCGCAAACGTGGCGGCATCAGTCAGTTGTATCTGCGCTCGTGGCTGTAGTTCAAGATCTTGAAAATCGTGTGGGGGCGCTTGAATAATGGCAACAGGTACCACGTATACCAGTGACGTAGGTGGGGGCACCAACCTCATTTCCTATGCTGACGGTTTCCGTTATCAGGGAACGTGGTCTTCTGGCGTGTCCTATTCAGTTGGCGACGTTGTTGAATATAACAACGGGTCATATGTTTGCAGATCAGCTAATCAAGGTAATACCCCAACTTCGGGCAGCAGTTATTGGCAAGTAATATCTCAAGCTGGTACTGCTGGCGGTCCTGGCCCAGCAGGAGCGGCAGGACCTCAAGGACCTTCTGGTCCGACTGGTCCAGCAGGTGCAACTGTTCTTAACGGAGTAGGTGATCCACAAAACGTTACTGGCGTTGACGGTGACTTCTATTTGAATGTATCCAATAACTATTTCTTTGGGCCAAAAGCCAACGGCGCTTGGCCTGTTGGATTTAGTTTGATTGGCCCGAATGGGCCACAGGGATCGACGGGGCCAACTGGTCCGACTGGGCCGATTGGCCCACCTGGAGGGCCCCCTGGGCCGACAGGGCCCACGGGCCCCACGGGAAGTACGGGTCCAGCAGGTCAAGCAGCGGGAACCGTAAATGGTGGTGTTGCTGATTCAAATACAAATGGAGATTATGGAGGCGTCACACCTATTGACGCAGGAGGGCCAACGTAGTGCCTATTCAGATTCAATTTCGTAGAGGAACCTACGCTCAGTGGGTTGCTGCTGATCCTGTCTTAGCTGACGGCGAAATGGCAATCCAAACTGACGCTGGTGGCGGCCAAACAGCAATGACCTTAAAGATAGGTGATGGTGTTACGGCTTGGAGTTCGCTGGCTTACGGCGGACTTGTAGGCCCGACTGGACCGACAGGTCCTCACGGAACTTCCGTCAATAACCTTGACGGTGGCGAAGCGGCAACTAACTATGGAGGCATCGGAGCTACGGCTACTGGTGGAAACGCACAAGGAATATAAAT